TCGAAGGAAAAATAATCCAGTCCGGTTTTGTAAGGTCTTGCCATTCTTCACCTCCATGAGAGAGGGTGGGGCGCTCGGTTTGGCCGGAACGCCCCACCTATACGGCATTTGTGGGGTAGGGGGTTAATTGAAACCATAAAGAGATTGCTGTATTTCATTGCAACCTGTATTTTCTAATACTCTGCCGAACTGGCCGCGATGTTGGCAGCCCAAGTTGGATCAGCAAATGCTTGATCAAAATCGACGCTTCTTGCCGATTGAGATCGGACAACCGTTCCTTTTTTAGGTGTCGATAACAAAAATCGTGTAGAATATCCTGGTCGATTCCAAGGCAATTGCGCAAATAGGCAATCGTCCGGAATTGACAGGTTGTCGGTTTTTGTTTTCGTTTTAATCTGCGCATAACCTATTCTCCAAAACATAACGCCGCCTGGCCGGTGCGCGGCTCGATTCGCACCGACACCTTGCGGCTGATTAGGAATTGAGTCCCATTGGGTCCGCGCCGCTCCTGGACCGTATAAGAGGCAATGAAATCGAGACTATTGAATAGATCATTGCGACGTGCAGGTACGGTCTGCCGACCGAATTTAGGAAAGCGGCGCATGAATTCCGTATTAGCGCACAGGGCGTAATAGACGTCCTCATCCGATGCCCAGCCGAGTCTCAAAAAGGTTTGCAGTACGATCTCGGCCTGAGTCAAGAGATGGCCATTTTCTATGATGCGCTGAAAATTTTCATTGCGTATTTCAGGTCCGATTTGTGACTTCATGGCTGTGCCTCCTGTTGATATGTTTCCCCATTCCACGGGTCATAGTAGGGGCAATTTTTTCGGGCGAGAAAATAGATCTCCGGTTGCTGATATAGGTAGATTTTGTGCAATTGGTTCTTTCTGCAATAGACCAATTGATTACAGACAACCAAATTCAGGCAATTATAGCAGCGTATTCTCTTATTTTCCGAAACAGATTTTTTCTTTTTTTCAGGACCGCGTATATCATAGAACTTCATTGATCGCTCAATTTTTTCGATTTTGGTTTTGCCATTGGATATACATGTCCTTGCGGACCCGCAAGGGCCTCTCCCAGTAGTCCCCCATATGTCCCGCCTTGATGACCCGAAAAATCCTATGATAACTAACCCCCTCAATTCGCGCAATTGTTACGGCTTTGATTTTTTCTACCGGTAGGGCGTATTTCTCTTGTTTCATAGATTCTCCTCCTTTTTTGCGATAGAATTAATCTCTTTTTTGGCGGTCTGCGCCTGCTGGATTAGTTCATCCAGGCAGGCTACAATTTCGCGGGCTTCATTGGGCATGATTTTTTTGTCCGCACAGGCATCCAAATATCTCTGTGCGCAGTCACCCAATCGAGCCGTAAGGCTGTGCAGGTCGTCGTCGAAACTGCCGTCTGTCTGGAGAGTGTCGGAATGCAGTAGCAGGTCGCCGACGGATCCGAAAAAGTAATTGTGAATAAGATAGACACATTTTTTCAGGCCTGTGCTGACGAAATACTGGATCATGCGTCGCCATTCCCAGGGCATAGGGAACGACCGCGCCGACCAGAAATTATACAATCGATATGGCGATGGCTCGCCGAATCGGTTGGTGATTCCGGCTCCTTCAGCGAGGAAATCCACCGAAAGTGGCGAATGCCGAACTTCCCGTGCAATGGCGCGCATCAGCTCGCCGTAGTCAGTGATTTTTTCGTGGCCCCCTGCAAGATACATGTCAACCGAATGGTTGCACTTTGCAAACTTTACATTGTTTTTGTCGTTTGAAATTTCCATTGCATTCCCTTTCTTTGTTTGTTATATTTGGTTCAATGGAAGAATTGAAAAGAGAATGAAAACGGTAGATGAATTCTGGCAGATTAGGAAATACCTTAGCGGGATAGCGTCTGCCTGCAAGCGCCAGATAATCTATACAGAACAAAATATAGGCTTCGCCAGCACTTATATTGAAAAGCCGGCAAACCAATTTTTGGTAAGCCGGCAAATTCAAATGTGGGGAATAAATGGAATAATGAGTACCGTGGATAGAATTTAGGATGTCTAAACTCAACAAATTGGCACCTCCTGTGTTTTATTGGGAGGGTCAGATCGCGGAGAGTCTGCCCGCCAAGACATTGGCTCTCCGCGGAAACTTCTGGCAGGGGTTGGGACTTGGTTTTGACGAACATCACTCCAAAAACCCAACCCCTCGCCAGATTCAGGGATTTTTATTTTGGATAGCTTTCTCAATTTCATTGAGAATTGACCTGCTATTTATCTTGCCTCTCATGAAAAAAGAAACCGCAGTAGCCGATTTTCCGGCCCTGCGGGCAATTTCACGATATGATATACCGGCCCGCCGAAGTTCGCGAGCCATTTTTTTTCTTTGTAGGTACCTTGTTAATTTCATCAATGTCAACTTTACAATGCCAATATACTGTCCAGTGCAAATATAATCATGTTTTCGTATAATGTCAAGAAAAATTTTTCAGATGAAGAAAAATTTTTCGGTTCTCGTCTTAAGCAGGTCCGAAAAACATTAAAATTGACTCAAAAAGTCATGGCCCAATTGTTCGAAGTAACCGAGAGAACATATATTAAATTCGAAAATGGCGAATCGTTCCCAGACGTATATCAACTGAGCAAGCTCATAAAATATGAAATCAATTTCCATTGGCTGATTACTGGTGAAGGTGAAATGCTTAACACCAATCCTTTTATGATAGGTGAAAAAAAGCCTGGGTATTATTCATTGAAAGGTTTTGATCCGAGGTTTTGTGAAAAAATAATGAATATCAGTAATGACTATTTTCTACAAGGTCAGATTATACAAATAATCGAAATTCTTACATCGGAAAAAGGAAAAGATTGCGTCTCTGTCACCTTACTTGAAAAGATCTTAAAATCCCAGGCGACAGAGACGCGTCCCTAAATGCAGATTGTTTCTATTGGTGAGTTTATCGGATATAATTTTGAATTAGGATATTATATGCAAGTCAATTATCTCAATAGATTCAAAATTCCTCTGTCGAAAGTCAAGGAATTAACCAACCAAAAATACAAAATCGATACATCAAAATTCGTTGAACACTGGGAATTCCTGAAAGAATGCATGTCAAAAGAATTGGAATTCTATGACGAAGAAACTATGAAAAATATTTCTGGTTTTTATATTTCGAGCGTTGGAGATGACCGAACTTGTAAGGATTGTGCAAATCTGAATGGGAAATTTATTACTCTCGAATCCATTAGACGCGGCTATGGACCTCCCTATCATATTGATTGCCGATGTACAATTATAGCCATTTGGAAAGGTGAAAAAATACCAGTTAGAAAAGTCACGCCAGATGATTTTGAAAACATGGATTGGCTAAGAATTGCTGATCTTGAAACAGATAATGAAAATGAAAATGAAGAATAAGTCATGGGCATTTTATTATTCTGGCTGATTTGCGGCTTGCTTGCAGCCTTGATTGCTTCCCAAAGAGGCAACCAAGGGTGCGGTTTTGCGCTGTTGGGCTTTTTGCTCGGCCCAGTCGGAATCATCCTCACGCTCCTGCTCAGCGGCTATCAATGTCCCTATTGTCGGAAAAAGATTAGCCGGGAAGCTTCCACCTGCCCCTATTGCCGAAAAGAATTGAAATTCAAGCCGTCTGACCCCGAAAATGAGCGAACGAAGGAATTGATCCGGAAAATCACGAACTCTCAGGATCCGCCCGCCGATTAGCCCTTATGAGCTTCATCTATCGCCGGAATAAAATATATTGGTACTGCACGAGTATCAAGGGACGGCGCATCTGCCATTCGCTCCACACGACCAATAAGCGCACCGCCCAGCAATTGCGTCAGGAACTCGATGAAAAATATATCCGCGTCAAGCTGAATCTCCGCTATATCGAGAATATCACCCTGCAAGAGTATTTCCAGAAGTATTGTAGGGTCATCGATGCCATCAAAAACCCATCCTGGGGTTCGCGGATTCTGGTCATGCTAACCAATTTCATGAATTTTGCCCAAAATCGCGCTAAAACGCTCCAGGAAATCGATTTTAACCTGATTAAGGATTTCATATTAACCCGCCAACAAAATGGCGCCAGCCCCAAAACTATGCGGGAAGAATTGGGTATTATTCGCCGTTTTTTGACCGAGGCGGTCCAGGACAATTACTTGGCCGAATGTTCGATCGATTTTCGGCGATTGCAAAATGAATATTGCCTAAACGGGAGGAAAAATCATTTTCCGCCATTCACTACCCAGGAATTGGAATTGATTTTCAACTCCGGCTCACCTGATGTGCCCTTTTTCAAGGTATTGTATTATACCGGGCTGCGCCGCTCGGATGTTGGTTCTCTTCGGCAAAGCAATTTGGATCGCAAACGAAAATGTATCCAAATTGTGACCCAGAAAGAAGCGGTGCCCACCCTGATTCCGGTGCACCCGGCAATCAATTTTATTTTTCAGATTAAAACTGACTATCTTTTCCCGGACTACAATACCGAAGCGAAGCAGGACGCCGCGCGCAAGCGCCTGAAACGTCTGGCGCGCAAATTGGGGATCAATCCCGAGTGCAATCTGCACAGCTTCCGCCATACTTTCAATCAGCGTCTGTTAGAATTGGGGCTGAATTACATGGACCGGCAGAAACTATTGGCTCACAGCAGCTCTCGCACAACTCAGGATTACACGCACACCGATCTTGAGTTGACTCGTCGCTATATTGAAAAATTATAGCTACATGAGAGCTACACAATCCCAACAACCTATTGATATTCAATGATTCTCGCAGGGTTCAATTCCCTCCGCCTCCACTTTTAGATCCCCCGAATGAAACAAGGCTTTCCCGACGACAAAAGTAAGAATTTTGGTGTTTTCACACCACTTGCCATTTGTGCGTTTTTCGCCATTTTTGAGCAAATTTGAGCTACAAAATAGCTACAATTGAAGGAATTTGAATCGCGCTTTTTTGAAATCCTGCTTTGCCTTGCCCTACCCTGCCCCGGTTGGCCCCGCCAAGCTTCGCAGCGCCGAGCTTGGTATATTAGATTCTTTCCCACTTGGCTATTTCAAATTTCCCGAAAACCCCGCGGTAAGTTCCCAACCCAATCATAATACCACCCTTTTCGAAAAGACTATACAGTTCCATTTCACTGATCAGCTCATTTTCAATCAGACGGAGAGTGAAACTCAATTCCCATGGGACCCTGACTACTGGCCGGGTGATTTCGTTGGGAATGCCTTTGGGCAGTCGCGGGACACTACGAAAAAGATAGATTTTTTCATTGAAACCATCAAAGACGATGGGCTTGCCGTTGGCCGTCAGTGGAATCAGATCGGGCTCGATCTGGCAATAGGATTGAATAGCGAGAGCCTTATTCCTGAATTTTCGTGGGTCGTAGAACTTTTTCGCGCAAGAGTCGGTATTTTGGGCGCACAAAAAACTCCGTAAGTTGAGCGCCGGCAATACCAGCGTTTTCTCGTCTTCGGCATAATACAGTAGGCTCTCGGGATTGCAACTGGTCGAGGTTTTCCCCAGATAGCGGCAAAACATGATGTCCCGTAAGCCCCGCAATTGGACTGCAATGTTCTTGATCTTCATAACACCTCAGAATTTGAGCGCGCTTGCTTTTTGTGATAATATGAAGGCGATTTCGCGATCCCAAATAATCTTCCTCCTTTCGATATTCCACCAAACAAAACCATAATCAACCAAACCACTGCAACGCCGGGCACCATACCGTGAACCCATTGCCTGCAGGGCGGGCGTTGTAATCGCCCAGACTTCGCGGCGCCCTACCTGACGGTACCCCCCTTCCGAATAATGGACGTGGGAGCGCACAATCCAGTCGGCGCGCGGTTGCATCCCGGCTTCTGCCCAGATTGTATTCCAAATCTGATCACGGGTCAAGGCAGTCTTGCGCCCATACGGCACCATGCTCTGGCCGACATGGTGCTTGAAATCAAAAACTACCCCCTCGACATTGATCCACTCATGATCGCCGATCTTGACTGAATCACATTGAATCAACGGCAGAACCAGGTCTTCCCACGATTCGAATTCACCGGCATGATAGGGCGTGCCCCGCACAATCACCACGTGCTTGGCTTTCCAGATATTGATGCAATCCGCCGCCATCTTGATCTGCTCATTGCGATCGATGGAAATGAGCTCGACGCCACCCGACTTTTCCGAACGGCCATCGATTAGGTCGCCGTTGACGACCAGAATATCGGGCCCTTCGTGTTGCTTCACCTTGCGCTGATACCAATTCCAACACTCCTGCTGAATCCGGTACCACTTATTATATTGATGCTCGGGATTTTTCCCGAAAAACTGGTAATCCGGCGGCGTCAATCCAACCCGGTGGCCACAATGCAAATCTGCAATACAAACAATTCGTTTCATGCCGTCTCGGTATCAGATTCGAATTCAATTTCCGCAACAATAGAAAAACATGAGACCCTAACGCCACCGACATCATTGTACAATGTAATTTTTGCGCTAATAACATCAGATGCCTCAAATGAAAAGGAATTATCCAGCTTATATACGCCCAAACCATTCCCAGTAGATGTCACTGCTCCAGTTAATTTTACATCTGTGGCTATCCCATTCTTACATATCTCAATGGTAAGAGTAGATTCACCCCCAACATTGATACAACTATATACACAAGAAATACCAGTAACTTTTCCCGCTCGAAGCATGCGGTAACCATATTCATTGCCAATACCGTCAACCGTTCGTGCCCACTCCACGACCGTTTCTTCAACTGCTATGATTTCATCTTTATAACCGAATAAAATCAACGATCGTGTCTTGTGGGTATGATTGTTCACTGCCGCTCCGGCCTGAGCCGCTGTCACCGCATGCGGATTGGCGGTGTTGGCGATATGATCCACCAATGATGCTGGAGATTGAGCATCGGGAAGCCGAACGCCGTTATTTCGATCCAGCCGGACTAAACCACAGCCGTCCAGACCTTTCAGAATTCCGTTCATTACATCATCGAGCCAATAGCCCATTATTCTCCGGAGCCCCCTCTGACCTCAAGGATCAAAGAACTCATAGCTGCGGTTGTACTAGATGCGCCATTGACCAGATTCAATGAAATGCGCACTTCGTAAGAGCGGCCGATTTCCAATCCCGTTGTATTCAATTGCAGTGTGAATTCACGAAGACTTAAATCGGATTCATCGGTGTAAGCGCTATCCTTGGTGGTAGAATCAACTAAAACACCGTCATAGTATAGGGCCAGGGTTACTCTGGCAGTATCAGTAGGGCTACTACTCGGTGGGATATGGTAAAGTTGACCCGTCAAGACGAGCGCGTTATCGACAATGTTTCTATTATAGATGCAACGCACTTTTACCTTGGGGTTTATTGATGCTTCTAAATATACCGGTAAACTATCTGCCTCACTACCCGAGGAGACCTCAATAGTTCGATCTGCAAACACGATTCGGCGGAGTAGAATGTCTGTCCCGTTTGTGAATGCTTTCCAAAGGTTGATAATATGGTTGGCAACCAATTGAATTCCCTTTGTTGCAGATGTAACATTTTCATTTCCCAACAAAGGGCCCGTAAAATCCAAATCACCGATTTTCGCCAGCAAGGTTTTGCCCTGTTCCGCCGAGAGAGGCTTGGTCGTTCCACCGGTCGTCAGATCATTCACAATATCACTGATATTTATTTTCGTTGTGTTCAGCACCTTGCCCTGTTCCGCTGAAAGTGGCTTGTTCGTGCCGCCGGTGGTTAGATCATTGACGATGTCGCTGACATTGATCTTCGTTGTGTTCAGGGTCTTGCCCTGCTCAGCCGAGAGCGGCACGGTCGTTCCGCCGGTCGTCAGGTCATTGATTACACTGGCCGAAGTGAGCAGATCATCGGCCGGAATGTAGATATTTTGTAGCTCCGTTTGGATCACGCCCCCAACTTTCACGGTATATTTCCCACTTGCGGCTACGGTGATTTTGTAGGTGCCGTCACCGTTGTCGGTGAAGTCACCCGTTTTGGATCCTGTGCCGTCGCCGGCATAGAGATCAACGTCCAGCCCGGGCAGAGCATTGCCCAAGCTATCGATCATCGTGACTGAAAAATTTGCTGACATAGTTACTCCTTATTATTCTTCTATTACTTGAATTGAAGTTCTTAATTTTCCTAAGGTTAGGCTATCTGGCGTCACAATTTTGGGCTTGGGGATGGTCCCCTGAAAACTGATTTCGACGCCATCATAATGGACCAGATTGTTCACATGAAAAGGATGAAATCCCGTCACTTTCACCGGCTCCATGTAGTATGAAACATCCGACGAGGGATAGAAATGGATCACTTCGTTCCAGCTGGCAATAGTCGCCAGACTGGCGAAATCCGCAGCAGACAAATTGACAAACCGCAAGGTCGTCTGGAAGCGATACTTCACGTCCTGACGCAAGATCGCGCCCTCATAATTCTTGATCACCTTGATTTCTTCCTTGTAGTCATGCGTGCGCGACTGAGGACGCGGCAGAATAATCGAAGAAACTACGGTCATCGCATTATTGGCATCCAAATGAATCAGATTGATTTGAGGTACATTATTCCCGAAAACGCTCATATCGTCCACCATTGATTGAAAATATTCGAAGACAAATAGCGGTGGCAGGTCAGGCCGTAGACCCGCCCCTCTTCCAAGTAATCTATCGTCATCACCCGCCCGAAATCATAATTGCCATCGACCAGCCTGTCGTTCACCTGAATCATTGGCAGATCGGTTTTCCCGAATTCATTCTTGCAGCGGTATATTTTCAGTTTCGTCTCCAAAACGGCCGTATAATTCTTGCGATAATAATTATTTAGCGCCGCGACCAGGTCTTCACCAATCCCGAAAGCATTGCCCCCATCGATGCCGACAGTTTTCAGCTGGTAATCTTGATAAGCGGCACTCTTCACCTCCTGAGTATAATCCAGGACGTAATGGTGATAATTGGCGATGTCAATTGTGTTGATTCCCGTCGTCAGGCTGCTGACATATAGCAGATTAAATTCCTTGACGGTGAAAAATGAGCCGAAAAGGAAGCACAAATCCGACAGGATATTGGCAATAGGCTGCTCATCGATGTTGAAATACAGTTCGGTGAAATTGATACCGTGATAATCTTTGACATGAATCATCTGCAATTGGTAATCGAGTAGAAAACTCGAAGCGCGGATCAAAATGCAAGCGCTGTTCTCAACATCCCAATAGATTTTGCTGAAAAGATTGGAATAGAATTGGCTCAGAGCGGTTTTTTGTTCGATCCACTTGCCGATGATTTCAGATTTTGGCGGTTGGGGGTCGTCAATTTTTTTCCAGAGCGTAGAATCTTCTCTGACACTACCTGAATAGGCATCCCAATTATCAGTCAACCAATGGGCTTTGCGATCATATAGCCATGTTTTGGTCCAATAGCCGCCAACGATTTTCTGGATTGAAACTTTGATTTTCCAGAAACGCGGCTCTTCGTTTTTGTATTGATCGTAGGCGTAGATTTCGGAGCTCACCGCGAGAAAACCAGGTACCGAATAGTTGTTGTAGCTATAGGTGGGAACGGCCAGCTGGGGCCAGCTGCCGAAATTGGTATTCAATTGCCCGAAAATGCCGGCGTTGATGGTTCGCAATATCTCCGCCGGCGTCATCCAGCGGGCAGTTGTGGATTCCGCCCACTGAATTCGGCGGACATTTCTCCGGGCGATGATCATATCGTTCTGCAGGCCAATGACACCATAGAGTTCCAGGGGATAGCGCTTGCGAGTTTTGACATAGCCGCTGATTATTACCCCGTTCTTTTCCAGCCTGATGGTGTCATCATATTGAATCTGGTCGAACTGTGACAATTCGAATTTCAGGTCGATTTCATTGGCAGAGAATTGAAACAGGCCCTGGTCGTAGATTTCTGAAAAATTTTCGAATGGGTCCTCGAGTAGTTTGGTGAGCAGTTCATTTTTCCAGGCGGTCACAACGCAACCCTCCGAATACGCTCTGCTTCGCGTTCATGGCTGGCGTAGATTTCCTTGTCACCGATACGGACGGTGTATTTCATATTCATCAACAACCGGTTGGTGTCCTGTATATCCATTCGCAGGCGTTCGACCGCCTTCTCCACACCGGTTTGGTTCATCAGGTTGAAAATTTGGTTGGGCAGAATAGTCCCGGGCTGACGGTCGATCCGCAATTCAGGCCCGCGTTCGCCGACGAGGTAGGGCACGCCCACCGGTGGATTGCCGCCCCCCTGAAAAGCGCCCCCGAATAGATAGCCCAAAAATGTTTTGGATGTCCCGCCGGTCAGCAGTCCGGCCGTAGCCGAGGTCCCGCCGGTGAAAAAACTCATCAAGGCATAGACAGCCGCTTTGGAAATCAATTGTGCCGCAATGGCTTTCAGACTGGCAACTATGGCAGGTCCCAGTTTTTGGCCATAGATCAATGCTTGGCCAAGGTCTTCAGTAAAACTATTGAACAGGTTGGAAACTGCCCGGAGTTGATTGATCGTAGTCATATCGAACTCAAAATCCAATTGAATCGGCTCGACCAATTCCAGTTCTTTCCAACCCTTTTCAATGAGAGTAAGATTCCGATAAGTAATTATAATTTTTTCCTGAACATTGTCGAGGCTGGTATATAATTGTTGAACATTTTCAGTTAATTCTTCAGTATTGCCTTTTAATTCTTTGATTTGTTGATTCGTCAGACCGAGTTTTTTCCACCATTCGTCTTGAGTCCGGATCGCTTCTTGCAGACGTTGCCGGGCACCCGGCAATACCCTTTCGAAGAATAGCCAGAATTGTTGGGCGTTCTGTTGCAATTCCCTTGGTGTCATCACCAGGAATCTTTCCAGCTCTTTCATTTCGGCGGGAGTGAGTACCAATTGCAGATAGCCTTTGACCCGATTCAATTCAATGGCAATTGCCCTTAGGTCATTGACCGTGCCGGTTGTATTGAAGATACTTTCCTGAATTTTTTTCAGATTATCAATGACCTTGGTCAGGTCTTCCAGGCGATTGATCTCGGTCCAAGAATTGGCGAGCGCATTGATGAATTGGCCAAAAGCCCGCGGCGAATCCATCAGCGAGCGCAAAAAGGTGGTCACCATGCCAGCCGCTTTGCCTATAGCAGGCGCAAAATATTCACCAAGCGCGATCTGGGCTTCCTTGATGGCCACGGTCGCCTGCTGCATCTTGTCTTTTTCGTCGAGTTGGGCCTCACCTAAATCCTTAAATTTCAATCGGATAGATTCGAGAGCCGCATTATAGAAGCTCGTTTTCTTTTCGGCTTCAGTCAGCTCATCGACAGTTTTTCCTACGCTTGCGGCATATTTTTGGGTTGCTGCTTCGACGTCAATGATGATGCCCAGATTGTCTAGCCAGAGTTTCGATTGCCGGCCAATACCCACGGTCAGGGATTCCAAGCCTTTCGCCGCATCCAACCCCATCGCCTTGCCCAACCGGTAGCCGGCTTCCGCCAGGAGTGCCATATCCTCTTCGGTGACGGGCAATCCGAGCAGGAGAGCATTATTGGTCTGTTGCATCAGGGTCATGCCGTCAACCGTTTCGCGCGTGGCGGCTTTCATCTTGCCCAGCATCAGATCGGCGTCCAGATTTTTGGCTTTGGTCAGATTGCGAAAGGCAGTTTCCAGAGCGGCGGCTTCATTGCGCAGTTTGACCGATTCATCGATGATAGACTTCATTCCACTGACTACCTGCGCCATGCCCAAGGCAATGCCCAGCCCGCCGGCGATATTGCGCAGCTTGGTGAAAGTATCCTGGAGATTTTTCTCCATCTCCTTGGCTTTTGGACTCGCCTGGTCCTTGAAAAGCGCCTCGATGACGATTTGGGTCAGAACGTTTTGTGCCATTAGGTCTCCGAGCTAAGGTTTTCGTTCAAGAGCATCAGATAGCAATAGGCCTCGCTTCTTTTCAGGCGGCAGACGGCTTCAATATTGGCGGGGTTGTTCAGCGCCAGGAACATGATCAATCGCTCGGTGGTGAATCGTTTGGGGTTTTCTTCGGTTGCTCCCGGGAAAATTCTTTGCCGGCGACGAAACTCCGAAACAAGATCGTTAGCCCGGGATTCAAGACGAAAAAATCGCCGATGACCCTCACTTGAACTGTGAACGGCATAGCCTTGATTTGGTCGATGGTCAGGCGAGGTGTCAGGAGTATCTGGAAAACGCGGTAGATGTCGCCGCTCTGAATCAGATTGTCCAGCAGTTGGCCCAGCGCCAGCTCCTTTTTGAAGTCTTCGAGCGTGGCAAAATCATAGCGGCGTAGGAGTGTCATCAATTCGACCTCCTGGCCGAGTGTGATTTCTTCCAGCCGGGCATTCACCCGCTTGGCGCGCCGGAACCAGGCCTTTTGGGGCATTGACCACTCGTATTGATATGATGTCTGAGTATCGGGCGCGACTTTTTCGCGCTCTAAATCAAAATTAGACGGCCTTTTTGGTTGCATTAGACGCATTATCCTTTGTGGTTGGTGTTTTTAGTCGTGTTTTAGAAGAGCGCCCTATGCGGGCATCTGTTTTAGCCGGTTGCCAGCCGTTGCGCAGGCGATCGGCAACGGCATGCGCCGACACCCAGCATAATTTCCCTGCCGGATCGATCAGAAGGACCAAATCATCCATGGCGCCTCCTATGCCACACTCATCAGGTCAGACATGAACTGGGTCAGGTCACCGGTTTTCTGGATCACGATGCGCATCTTGAAATTTTCTTCGAGATTGACTTTGATGCTGTCCGGATTGGCGATCGTGATGGTCTTGTCCTTTTCGCGCAGATAGATTTCCACCGTGACGATTTCAGAGCGCTCGATGTCGGTATGAATACTGCGCGCCCAGGCGCCGGTCTGCGAGCTGACGTAGGTCTTGGTCACCTGAAAGGTGTTTTCGGCGACGTTGCTCACCAGATACCAGCCGTCATAGCTGGTCGTGCCGGAAATGGTCACATAGTCACCGTTCGAAAGGCCATGGCTGGCCGAGGTGATGGTAATTTTGCCTCCGCCGGCATCCGCAACGGCGGTGATCGTGCCGTGCTTGGCATCCAGTTGGGTGGCAACGATTTCGGCGGTCAGCTTGCGTCCCTCTTTCCAGAATTTTTCGCTGCCGTCTTCGAGCACGATCGAGCCTTCTTTGGTTTCGACGGTGAATTTCAGCGCGTCCGGTCGCAGGCCGGTCAAGCCATAGATTTCGGTCGGCGTGGCCGATTTCAGGCTGAGATTGAAAGGCCCGTAGAGCACTTTGGAAGTTGTCAGAGCCATTGGCTACCTCACTATTAGGCGATTGACATCAGATCAGACCAGGCCTTGGTCAGGTCACCGGTTTTGATGATTTTGATATGGGTCTTGAAATTCTCGTCGATATTGGTCACGATGAAATCCGGATTGCTGATCGTGATTTTTTTCGATTTTTCCCGAATGGTCAGCTCGATGGTATCGTTGCTGGAGCTTTCGATTTTGGCCAGGTCGCCGGTAGTGGCGGTCGGGTCCATTTCCTGAAAAGTAATCTCCAGCACGAGCTTGCGCCCTTCTTTCCAGAATTTTTCGCTGCCGTCTTCGAGCACAAGGTTGCCCTCTTTGGTTTCGGCACTGAATTTCAGGGCATCGCTTTTCAAGCCCGAGCGGGTGAAATTGGTTGTACCCCCGGCTTTGATCGCGATGTCGATCGGGCCGTAATAGCATTTTGTTGAATCTAATGCCATAATTTCCTCCTTAAGTTTGATTTTTGATTATTTTGCAATTGACATATCCGAGGTAATAGCTTGCAATATCAAATTCGAAATTGACGCTGACGTCGGTGCTGAGCACCTGAATAGCGACGATGTCCTCATCTCCAAGACGGGTATCTTCCCGATTATTTTGATTTAGGAAACGCACGACCTCCGCCATGATCCGCTTCAGTTGGGCATCCAACACAGCGGAATAGCCGCCCTGACAGGCGATCTGGATGACGACGTTGTAGCTGCGCTGGTAATAGGCCTGGTCGATGTCCTGAATGGCATCTTCGCCGGTGACGAAGACGCCGATATTGGGGAATTGATGCGCATAGAGGCTCTCGAAGCTGGGCGTCAATTTCTCGGCGATCTCGGCGACGTTGGCGCTATCGCCCAGAAAACTATCGGCTTTTAGCGCGGCGACAATAGTGGATTCGAGCTCGTTATATTCGTCAGCCATGGTGGGACCTGTAATAATTGACGATGATGCTTCTTAGTGCGTCGGGATCGCGAACTGGTTCGAAAAACAGGAAAGGACGCTTTTTCTGCTGGACGGCACCGTAATTTTTCGTCGTGAAGAGTTGCAAGCCTTTCGGGGTGATCCGTATGCCCGTCGCAATCGAAGCCCGCAATTGTCCCGTATCGACCAGAAGTTTGGATTGGGGGGTGACTTTTTTCCCGGATGGGCGGCGGACGTAATTGCGGGAAAATGGCGCCCAGGTGACGCCCCGGTAGGTGCCACCATAGGCTAATTGGTCGAATGTCTGCATGGTGCGATTGATCATCAGGACGCCGAATTCTTTCAGCGCGGGCATGAGATTGGTGCGCCGGGCAATGAATTGCCGGATTTGGCGAGTGGCTTCCTGAGTATATATACGAGTAGTGATCATCGATAATAGACCGTCCCACTTTGTGCTTCGGAAAAGGTGATGGTGAAATAAGAATGGTCGGCGGCATGCTTGATTTCGGCAGTAATGACATTGCCGTCATTGTCGAGAATCCAGATTTCCGGCGAATAGCCCAGGGCGTGCTCGATGCGCAGGCTGGTCGCATTCACAAAGGCATAGGTATGGAGCGTGACGGCAACGGATGTATTGACGCCGACGCTTTCATAGCCAACGATATAATCGAAAGTCCCCAAGCCGGCGCGAATCACCGGCGTAGCATTGGCTTTGGTATGGTAGATGTGGGCGGCGGGTTCAATTTTCGTGCCATCACTGAGATAGACAGCCTCTTTGTAGTGATTGATTTCGAGCAGGCGGTCATAAGCCAACTGACGCAGATGTTCGCCCTGTTTGTATTCGGATTTGTTGATCTCCTTCAGAATCACATAGATCAACGACGCCGCCAGCATCTGGCAGATTTCATTGATATTGGCCGGCGTGGCCGGCGAATCGGTGACGTCGGGGAATTTCTGGGTACCAGAATTGTAGGCCAGCTCGAAACGGGTGAGCCGCGCATCAATCTGACTGCTGGCATTGGCGATCATGGCGGTTTTCAGCGTGGTGGTGATCGTCGCCGGCAGATTGTCGGGCAGCCAATAGCCCAATTCGGTCAGGGTGGTATAGACTGGCATTATTTTTTCTTCTTCTTCGGTTTTCGATCTTTTGCGACGGCTTCAACGGGGGGATCGCTCATTTCATGGGTGACTACCTCGATAGTATAAGGCAGAAGCACCACCCAATCCTCTGCGGACATTTGGAACTTGTCCATAACTTCCTCAAGGCACTCTCCCTGCTTGAAGACCCTCGAGCCATGACATACGTTGTATTGAAAATAATGCATACCGTCCTCATAGTATTTCCCGGAGCGGAGCTCACGCCCCGCCCCGGGAAGGTGAATTTTAGGTTAGCACATCGGTCAACAAATACCCACAAGCGGCTGAGACCAGCTTTTCATCTTGGATGACCGAGACCTCGATGAAAGTCGCCTCACGTTCGGTGTTTTCGTATTCGCGGACCATGATCGGAAGATCATCACCCTGCATCCGTTTCTTGACCCGGAATTGCTTGCCAAGGGTGATCGACTCGGTATCGAGCGCATCGTCCACATAGGCAACCAGCACGTTGTCGGTGCTCCAAATCCGCGCAATGCTATCGGTCTGGGCCGGATTGCTGGTGAGCTCAATCGCGCCGGGGATGACCACCCGAAGATTGAACAGGACCGGCGGCAAGTCGCCATTGATCAGTAGTTTAGGGTCCGTATAGCGGACCAGGTCGCGCAGGGTCGAATTCCTTTTCACAACCCGGGCCACGGCTGGCGGAATGACAATTACATTCGGCTCATGGCCGCAGGCGGCAACGACCGCCTCTTTGGCGGCGTCGATATTGCCTTCGATGTTGATCGTACCCGAAGAGGCGTCCCATTTCACGCTCGGAGACGTATTGTTGGTGATATAGGTCGTTGACATGACAACCGATTTGATCCGCTTTTCGATACCCAGACGGATCTTGTGAACGAGCTTACGCACGGTTTCCATTTTGACCCGATTAGGATCATCGGCATTGTCCAGAGCACGCCAAGGCAAAGCGCGCCGCAGGGCATACTCCTTCGCCGAGTAGGTTGCCGTGGTGGGTTTCCAATCGACTTCCTTGGCCATATCGCCCGCCGCGCGCAGCGCATCGACATCATCGCGCAGTTCGGGGCTGGGATAAGACCAGTAGGTATCGCTTTCCTTCTTCACGGGAATGACAGGGTAGATCAAATCTGCGGCAAAGGCACCACCAACGCCCTTCTCAATGGCAAAGTTGGTGAGTAATGCGTTCACATGATAATCAGATGGTGTAGGCATATTTTTTCCTCCTTAGGCTAACGGTACTGATTCTGGCATAATGAGTGCCATGACCTGGTCGCCATTAGCTGCGGGGGCAGCTAACGCACGACCTAAAACATAATCACCACTGGCAGCTTCTTCGACCTTACCATCATTGGTTGTGGCGGATGGGGTCAACAGATCGCCGATGGCTACGCCCGAATAGGCGGTAACGATGACCGGACAGATTCCGACGATGAGCACTTCTACCGCCTGTCCCGCTGATGCGGCATGCAGGGCAACGCCCACCGCTTTTTCACCCTGTGCATCGGTCGGCTCGACATATCCAGCCGTGCTGGACAGTTTCACCGCCTGATACTGGGTGATTGTCTCGGTCGCAACGAATGAAGTAGAAAATCCTTTCACTACTCCGGACCATAAGTTTGACATAGTTCTCTCCTTTTACTTTTGGGTTACTTTGGCATAGGCTTCCTCGAAAGAGCACTTATGCTTGACCTGATAGGCGATGACTTTCTTCGTCAGTTCCAGGTCGATCGCGCCCTCACTGAAGCCCCTCAACTTTTTTTCTACATTTTCCATGACCTGCGGGTCATCGACCTTGCCGCGCTCGGCGAATTCGACATAGATGGATTTGTTTTTCACCGCGGCTGCCAAATCAGTCATGAACTGATTGAGTCCCTGAGCCATGGATTCGCCCTCGGCGAATTTTTCCACTCCGATTGCGCGCAGATACAGGTTGGAAAAAGCATTGACGATTTTGGGGGCCAAGCCTTCCTTGAGCAGATTTTCACAAAAGGTCCTGACCTCCTGCTTGATACCATTCAAACGAATAGTTTCCAATTCAGCCGCCAGCTCTTCCGGGGTCTTGCCGTAATTCTTGGCGAATTCCTCGGTGAATTTCTGCACAGCGGCTTTTTCGATCTTTTCTTTTTCCTTTTCCACTTTTACCTCCGTTTCTATTTTGGTTTCGGTGAATGTTCCAATAGTTTTCTTGAATGATTCCTTGAGCAGGCTGTTGAATTCATCAATCAGGGCGCTGATGGCTTCTTTTTTCTGTTCGTCACTGCTCTCCTGATTAGAAAATGCCTGCCAGAGCTTGTCCCGGAATGTCCAATAGATTGCGTCGCATTTTTCGTCGAATTCGCGGCGCTTGAGCTCGCCCTCAATGGTCTCGTTGATTTCGGAAAAATTGATGACCGTGACGTCGGCCGGTGCCTGTTCGCCATAGAGCGCCAGGTGATCGCTCAGGCTTTTGATCCGTGGGATGTCGCCACCGAGAAAAGCCAACCGCCTGATGACCTTGCCGTGATGATTGCCGGCGTCATCGACGAAATCGTTATAGATTTCGACCGAACGCTTGGCAATGGCTCTTTTCCGAATCAGGTCAGCAACGACTTTCGGCACATCCCGCAGGTCGGCGAATAGTGACTTGCCCTGCCGGTATATTTTTTTGATCCAGCCGGCTGAAAGCAGGCCACTGTTGCGCAGCAGGTCTTGATTTTCGTCGTGCCCGATCACCACCGGCGCTTCATGAAGATTAGCCTTGGCCACCATATTTTCCAGGTCGGCCTCGGTGTAATCTTTCGTCTCCGCCGTGTCGATTTTGAAAATTTCCAAACCCTTGATTTCAGCATATTCGTCAATGTTCATATCGTCTCCTTTCATTTTAATTGATTCTTTCTACCACCAATTCCCCCTCTTCGCCCTCTTTCCAGTATGAGATCAACCTATCCCAACAGAATATATCTACGGTCAGGCAGGCGGCTGAGCCTTCCCAGGTTTCGGAATGGGCCGCATGAATGTCGACATTGTAGGCGACCCAGCGTCCGCCCTGGTTGGGATTCGGGGCTGTGGTGGGAACTGCACCATTGTTGTTGATGTTGAAACCCGGCTTGCCGTTGTGCGCTTTCCGACTGAATCGAATCGGATAGCGCCCCGGCGCAATCGAGGCATAGGCCTTGTCGGTTTTCAGGGCCGGGTCCGATGGCCGGAATGGATTCGCCCAGGTCGAGCCGATGAAAAAATCGAGGTATATGTCGTCCTCCTCGAATATGATCACCGCATGGAGTCCGGGCGACTCCCATTTGCCGTATTCCCTGAAAGTCAGCCGCTTCATTTCTTGTTTCCTATGCCGAGCCAGGTCAGGAAGCGGCCGAATTTTTCCGAAAAAGCGCAGAGCTTGGCGCCCAGCTTGTCGAAGAATCCTTCCGGCGGGTCTTTCTTCAGCTTACCGGCAGCCAGAAACAGCTCGCCCAGCGCCCGCAGTGCCGCGCTGAAAGCCACGAACATGGCACTCAACAGCGCTACATTCTCGGGATTTTGCAACCATTCGATTAGTTCCTTCATTTGGTTTTCTCCTTCTTGAAAATTTTTATATTGGGTTTCTTTTTGTTTTCCTGCAGAAGCAGAAGCAGGGTAGTGAATACATCGGTCAGGCGCATCAGCATTGTATTGAATTCGGCTTGCGTGATTTTCTTCCCCCCGGGCGAGGTCTCGGCAGTGATTTTTTCTATTTCCTTCACCAGCAACAGTATCTCTTTTTTCAGCTTCTTGGTCAGGAAGCCCTTTGCTGCCCAGCCTGCGGTGAAAAACACAACCGAACTCAATAGTATCTCCAGCATGCTCTATCCCCTATCTCTTGCGTTTGCCATTTTTGATCAGGTCAATCAGGATGTCCAGTTTCTCATTCACGGCACAAAACTGCTGTTCTACGGTCTCCTTATTGGCTTTTTTCCGCTCCAGTTCCAGAATGTCAGATTTGGCTGCTTCGATTTTGGTTTTCATCGTGCCATAGACGATGCCCATACCCATTACCGAACCCAGCGCTGCTATCAATGCTCCGAATGTCCGAATGAATTCACCCATGATGCCTCCGCTATGGTTTCTTGCCACATTTCACGCAATAATCCGCCCAGGCCGGGTTTCTGTAACCACAATAAGGGCAGACCCAACTGCCATTAGCCATCATATTCGCCTCCATGGAAGAGGACAAAAGCCTCTTCAAAATCATCCACAATCAACTCCTTGCCGTCGAAAATCACGTGCCACATCTTATTGCGGTAGAAAAGACAATTCCCCTTGAAACATAGCTTGTGCTCCGGATTGAGCGTCAGCCACACACTCAGAAACTTTTTCATTATGTCTTTGAACGACGGCAGCATGCGACACCTCTATACACTGAGCATCATTCTAAAAATTGCCCCAGAGAAAGCGCCCATCAGGTCCCAAATCAGCCAGTCCTGCAGGCTAAACTTGTCAGAATAACAGAACTCCTTCTTCAGCCAATTCCAGAATTGCTTCGGTCTTGCGTTTCGAATATGCGGCGGCGCCTGCCAGTACCAAGGCTTGAACCCATCGCCGATTTCCCAGAGCGTCCCAACGCCCCAGGCAACCCAGAAGCCGAAAAATAACGCCAGGGCGAATGAAGCCAGGAAATGGAAAGCGTTGGCTTCAGTGAATTGTGGCTTATCTAAATCTTTGTTAATTCTAAGCATGGCAATCCTTTATTTTACTTCAACCCAATCAAGATAACCAACCCACCGAATAGTCCGGCTCGCTTTTCCAGTTACACCAATTTTCAGTTCGTCTGGCGAACCGGTCACCACGCTCACCGCTACATTGGTGGCCTCAAAGGTCGAGCCAGTAGTCTCAGAAAAAACATTCCGTATCTCTTCCCAGACAGGCGTAGCGCCAATATTATCAATCCGCCCCTCGATAATCCAGCTGGCTGAATACGAATCGGTCACATTCTTGGCCACCACCATAATCCGCATCGTATAGCATTTGGCATCCTCTAACGTAAACTTTTGCGAGCTTCCATCAATAAACAATTGTGTTGGCGTGTCACTGGTAGTTTGGCGTCTCATAACTAACGAGCCCATCTGAGCATCACCAATTTCAGAAAAATGCCCCGATGCTCGTGAATGTTGATAATCTCTAAGGGCTTTAGAATTATAACCTTCGGCGTGTGACTTATTGCCTGAAGCTATTGTAGTAAAACCTTCGGCGTGTGACTGGTAGCCCGAAGCTATTGTATTTAAACCTTCGGCGTGTGACCCATTGCCTGAAGCTACTGTATTAAAACCTTCGGCGTGTGAAAATGATCCCACAGAATGACAAAATCCACCTTCAGCACTTCCACAATTACCTTGGCTTACATTTCCAACAATTAAATGTATAGTTCCTAAATAATCACCATCAAATCCACGCCCACCACTTTTAACTAATCTTGTATTACCGTTAGTATAAGTTACACTAACTAAATTAAAAATTTCAGACATCGGCACTATTTCATCGTTAAATACATAAAACGGCTTGCCTGCTTCAAAATAAGCCGTAACATCTGTGCCTACAATATTTACTGTATTATCATCAACTACGGAATAACTATATTCACCGCCCATAAAATCGAATAATTTCGCTCCGGCGGTGCATCCTTCGCCGGCTACAAAACTATTGTCTCCGACGGCAAGATTATTTCTGCCCGCCAATACCGCAGATTTCGAACCCTCCACATAACTATTATTACCTACAATTAATTTTTCTGTGGAAATTAATCCCGCAACACTCAGCGAATCGGTTACTTCTACGTAACCCGTTCTCGCGCCTGATAGTTTCAGATTGCCGGTATTGCTGATCACCGAGTCGGTCGCCAGCGTGCCGAGATCGGTGATCATTCTCTGGTCTGCGTCGATGTTTTTCCCGAGCACTCCGATGAATACCGAATCGCCGTCAATATGCCGCGCGAAGATATTCTTGAATTGCTGGGTGGCGATGCCAATACTCGCACCATCATTGGAAACCGGCAGGATGATCGAGCCGACCGAAACGCTGTCCACCGTCAGCAGATTCATGATCCATTTCGCAGTGCCTAGCTCGACCGGCACGGACGCCCTAATATGGACGGTATCATTGCTCAGATATACGGTCAGGGAATCGGTTTCGTCGGAATCGAGTACGGAAAAATTTTTGCCGTTCCAAATCCGCAGATGCCCTTTGACATTGGTCTTCGGGGCATTGATGTCATAGGCGCCCGCGCTGCCCCATAGCAGGGCGAAAACCAACATAATCGAAAATATTTTTTTCATCTTATCCTCCATTATCTGTAATAAATTTTTCCTGATTGAGCCTCGGCAAAGGTCAGGGTGAAAGAATTCATGTCACTGGCATGATTGATGTTACAGGATATGACATTACCGTCGGTATCAAGTACCCAGACCTGTGGAATATAGCCCAGATTATGTGTGACCGTTTTGGTGACATCGCCGGAAAGCAGGGCGAGATAGGGCGCGGCATTGGCGCCGACCATATAGGGCACCTCGACGAAATAGGTTATCGTCGGTGTGCCGTTGCCGCCGGCCTTGACCTTGTAGTAGCCCGTATGGTAGTCGATATAATAATCGCCATTGGCCGTCACAGCGCCCTCGGTTTCCTTTTCGGTCTTGAAAATCGAACCATCCGGCGTCAGACTGGAGTCGCCATATTCGCCAATCCAGCGCTTGGTGGAATTCAGAATGCGCTTCACCAGGAACGTGCCGGTATAGGTATTGCCGGTCGACATGGATCCCAGGGTTTCGGATACCTCTACCAGTCGCGTCGCCTGAATGGCCAAGAGATTCAACGCAGCTTTTTCGGGCAGATCATATATACCTTGTCTTGCCATTAGAAAATCCTCCTTGTTTCGAATCCTTCTTCAGGGTTGATTTTGGGTAGTTGGGCGGTGCGCTCATACTCACCGCCAATTATCTGACTGCGCAGGATCGGGATGCGATCACAGCGGCAGTTGTGGTCCCACGGCGGGGTATATTTCAGCCAGAACGGGTCGCTCTTTTCACGCACCACACCATTCAGGGCGGCATGGCTGGGGCGCGTGCGATCATCACCCACGGCGCGATACTCATAGCCCCAGATAGCGTCGGCAACTTCCGGATCGTCATAGAGCGCCTGAGCACCCTCCTGATAGGCGCGCATCATATTGTTCTGGAAAATAGTCTTGAGGTGGTTCGCACCCAGCGGCTGATCGGTCATATCCTGACCGAATACCGTTCCGGTATATTTGATTTTCTGGGCATTGACGGCACTCTCGAAGCTCTTCCAGTTCCAGCCCTTTTCGAGACCGACGACGATATTGTTATAGATTTTTTCGATGTCGCCCTTGATCAGGCCGGCCACCGTGAAATAGCGCTCTTCATACAGTTCCAAGAGCGCCTTCATTTCCGCTTTGGTGATATTGACCAGTCCAGAGAAATATTTGATCGCCTCTTCCGGCGATTGAAATTGCAGGTCGTCCAGCTCGGCGAATTTCTTGATCGGCTTTGGCTCCGGCAGATCAATTTTGCCCATCAGCTTCTGGCGGGCATAATACTTCCCCACCAAGTAATACATCGTCGCCGCATTGATCAGGGACTGCTTGACTTCGCCGACGTTGACCGAATATTTCGGCGGTACTTCGATCGCTTCGCCTTCGGTGATTTTCTTTTTGAATTGATTGGTCACCGACTCGAAAATGGCATCCATCTGCTCGGCGATGACATTGAGCGCCATGGTGTCCAGTTTCTGCAGCTCGGACTCGCGTTTTTCCAGAAGATTCTCGACCGATTCGGCGAATACCGACAGGGCATTATTGTCGATGCCCTTGGCCGGATTGGCGGTCTTAGATTTTACCTCCGCCACCGGCTCCCCCTGCTTGGGGAATGGTATGGCGAATTTCTTGTAGAGCCAGGCTTGCGGGATGGGGATGGCTTCGGCAATGGCGGGGAAGTTCTGCGCCAGGATCAGCGGGTCGATTTCGGAAACGAATTCGAATTGCGGAATCAGGTCGGTGTTGCTGTGGAATCTGATCAGGCGCCGGATGAGCTGCTTGTTGATTGCGCTCTGGATCATGGCGGCATCGAAAGCCACATAGTCATCGAGCGTGGCGGCGTGAATGGTGCCCAGCGCATAGGAGCCCTGCCCGCGCTTGCCTTCTTCGCTGGTGAGCGTCTGCCCGAGGATTTCCTTGCTGATTTCCTTGTTGCAGCGCTCGATGAAATTGTCATAGCCGACATCACCCGAGCGGGTAGCCTCCAGAAAAGAGAGGTCGAAACCTTCCGGTAGCATTACGCCCGATTCCGATTGAAGCGTTTGGAGCAGACTCTGAATTGCCTCGCGTTCTTTGGCGGTGGCATTGTTGGGAATCTTGGCTTTGGCGGTGGGCATCCCAAATTTTTCGGAAAAAATGGCCCAAAATTGAGCCTCGTTTTTCTTCAGCCAAGCCCAAAATGCGACCCGCGAGAGGGTCGGGTCGCCATAGGGATTTTCGTCATTATCACCATAGACAACATGAATGCTTTTTTCCAGTGGAAGTTCGACGCCATCGAGGCCGTAGTTGCTGGTCAAGATTATCTTTTCGACGTGCCCGAACTCGTTGGTCTGGAATCTGACCAGCTCCTCGGGCTTGAAACATATCGAGCGAATGCCGATCATGCCGGCGTATTTGGCTTCTTCGATGATGCGCCAGTTGATTTCGCTCACCGAAAAACCGTATCCGACGGCACGGTGCAGGCCCTCCAGGTCTTGCAGAAATTCGCCCTCCATATTTTCCAGATTCCACTGGACGAACTCAGCCCAGAAAATAGCCTCTTCGCTGTTATCGGCGGGTCGAATTTGCCAAGGGGTTTTGAGTAGTTTCTGCCGACGGGTACGCAGGCAGGAGGAGATATGGGTGTCACGCGCTATTTCCCCGAGATACTTGATGCCCTTCTTGGCGATCAGCTCATCCGGATTCTCGGCCCACTTGTATTTTATTCTTGAGCCGATGACGCCGACCTCCTGCAGATTAGGCTTTTTCATTGCGGCGAAAATCTGAAACGGATTCCTCAATTCAACCCTCGCTCGATATAGATGTCCTGATGCAGATTGGTCTGCAATTCAGGGTAAAAGTTCAACTGACGCAGGTGGGCGGTAGTAGTCTTGACGCCACTGGTGCCCAGCATTTCGAAATTGACTGCCGCGGGCAGACGGTCATTGGCGCAGAGGATAGCCATCCAGGCGGCATCGAAATCATCGTCGCCGATTTGTTTCTTGATCGGCTCCAGGGTGCCATACCGGGCATTGGTTTTGGATAGGCGAATGTTTTTCAGGTTGGCGACGAAAGAATGAGCGGCGCGGGCAATTTCCGAATCGTCATCGGGCGAAAAATAGGGGATGATCAGGTTGCCGCTTCGGATTTTCTGCTGCAGAATCTGGGCGCCATTCCATTTGGTCTGGCCAGTGTTCCAGATGGGCGAAAAAATCCAGTTTTTCCAATTGGCGGCGGAATTTTCGGGGAATAGGTTGCGATTGACGCTGATCAGGCGTTCGCGGTAGAGCATGTCGTTGACTTCGGAAATCAGGTCGGCTTTCAGGGCATCGCCGTAGGCATAGTCGGGCTGATAGAATGCCCACCACTGGACGATGTCCTCCTTGATGAGGCTCGTGTCGGTGGTGGCTGCCCAGCGCTTGCCATTGAGCCAGATAGATTTCGAGCCGATGTGTTCGAAGACCTGCATGGAATAGACCGAGGCGTCGGCAGATTCACCGGAATGCCCCATATCGACAGCCAAGGTCACCCTGCCGGTAGGATTATATTTTCCACCCGGCACAAAGGGCACGCCGCGATAGTCGGCGGCCTTGCCCGCCATCAACGCCTGGCGCACCCAACTCTCCCAAATGTAATTGCGGGCTTCGGTGAATTTCAGCAGGTAGATACGCAGCCAGTCTTCGGCCGTATTCTCTTGCCGGGCCAATTCGACCAGCTGCTTATCGTATATGCCGATCGCCAGGCCATCATAGACATCGAAGGGCGTGCACTGATAGTATTTTTCGTCGTTGACGATGCGAAAGATATTGCCGCGTCCTTCCTGAATCGTTCCGGTCAGTCTCACGCGTGTGGGCATGCCGTTGCGGTTCTGGGCGGCGCCGCGTTGCAGAATCCGGTCCACGTAGATTTTCCAGTTCATATCGTCGAATTCTTCACAGCGGATGATGGTCGCATTTTCACCGTCGAAGTTGGAATTTTCGCCGAAGCATTTCCAATTCGACATATTCCAGAAAGCATAGCCACTTGTCGATTTCTGGCGTTTTCCGTCACGAATGGCGATGAAAGCGCTGAGCGGTTCGGAAATTTCGATTGCCGAAAGTTGATATTTCAGACTGGTCTTGGCTTGGTCTTCCTTCGGTGCCCAGGTGCGGCCATCTTCGAATGGTCGGGTGGCGGTGTCTTTCAGACAAAGCAGCTCGATCAATTGCGTCTTGCCCATGCGGGGCGGCGCCATCAGCAGGACGTAGGGATGTTGTTCGATTTCATTCATCCAGATGGCCTGCATAGGGCGAAGTTCGAAATTGCAGATATGCTTCAGCCAGAGCGGGGTATTATGAGCATACTTCAGGATTTCCTTTTCGGCGCGGTTGGCGATCCGAATGTCACCGGTTTTCATTTTTCACCTCATTCGACTCTTTTTCCAGCGCCTTTTCGGTTTCATATTGATTGAGCGCCTGATCTTTCTGGCGCATTTCATTGGCTTTCTGGCGGAATTCATCACGCAATTGGGCGAGCATATCGTTCATCTGGAGCAGATATTCATCGGTAGATTTTTTCATCTTGTCGCTCTGGTCATCAAGGAAGCCGCGGATATTATCGCGGGCTTCCTGCTTGGCGGGCGTGATCATCTGCTGGTCGGCGGTGAAGCCAATCGAATTCATCAGCTCCGGCAGGCGTTCGATTAGCGGATGGGACTTGATGATCGTGGTGATCATTTTGCCGATTTGGCGCTTTTCTTCGACCGTGACGCCCTGGTCGAAAATGTTCTTCAGGCTCATCTGGATGACCTGATATACTTGTGCCTGGGTCATGCCGGCAAGTTCCTTGAGCAGTTCGGGCTTGCCGTCTTTGTAAGCGGCAAGAAATTTTAATAGGGGTTCATGGTTCGTCGGGCACCATTTTATTTCCTTGGCCTCGCACCGTTCGCGAGTTTCCGGTTCGCAGTTGGTGCAGCTGGGATATTTATCGAATTTGGCGGGGGCGAGCGGACGTAGGCGGGTGGCATATTGACCGGTCTTATACGCATTGACCCCGATGCGTTCTGCCGATTCCGGTGAAAGTTTCCGTGGCAGCCGGCTATTCAGGGCAGAACGCTTTTTGCCTTCTGGCGTTTTGGGACCTGTGGCTTTATCGCGGCCCATCAGGGCGGAATATCTTTGGGGCGAGATGCTTTTGGTCAACTTGCCACATTTGGGGCAGACAAATAGAGGCACCTCGTCCTGAAAGACAATCTCCTGGGGCGTTTTTTTGTACGGCTGATCGCAAGCCGGACAATAGAAAAAGAAATTTTTGGTTTTGACGAACATCACAGCCCAATTTATGGGCATTACTAATGCTTGTCAATAGATCGTCTTAGATCCTAATTTGTCGTCGGGAAAAACGAAAAACCCCGCCTTGGAGCGGGGTTTGGGGGTGGTATGTGGGGCGTCTCACTTTTTACGTTTTAATTTTTCCAGTTCGGCGGCAGGAATCAGCCAGCCGAAACTCTTCTTCACCGCCATTATCTTTCCGGCAATGCATAGCTGCCGGATGCGGGCGGTGGTATAACCGGTCATCTTGGCGGCTTCGGAGACGGTCAGGTAAGATTCTACACTTTTTTCCAGAGCAATCCGTTCTTTCCAACCGTAGATTTTCTCATCGGGAATTTTGCACCCGAGCCTCTCTTCGAGCTCGGACTTGTTTTCCCGGAAATTACCGTCAATATAGACATGATCTTGGAACAGATTTTCCCGAATCCATTCTATGGCACTCTCCAGCGTCGGATGTGGATCGAACATCGTACAGCCACTCGCGTCCGCCAGATGAATGGCATAGGGACAAACTTCAAGGTCACTTTCGTTTTCACCATTCTCGGCGAGCAGCCTTTTGTATTGGCTGTCTTCCGGATCGTATTGCTTTTTATTCTTTAATGAAACCATAATTGGTTTTTCCAGTTTCACAATATCAAGAATTATCGTGCTCATTTTTTCCTCCTTGCCGGATTGCCCGCCGGCTCGGGGTTGATAATGATTTCAAAATACAAAGCGGCCACGGTATCGCTACCGCAGCCGCTTTGTTTAATTCAGCATTTCCCGGCTGAAGATGAAGGCATGTTCTAAATGACGGCGGCATCGGAGCTGCCAATGCCTTTGCGTCGTAATTCGTGCCATTCTTCGGTTGGGCGATTGCTTTCTTTTTTGATGTAATTCATTTTAAACCTCCTTTTTTTTACTTTTTATATACACACTTTGTTGTTCTTCTTTTCATTCTATTTTTAATTTATGGCTCATAACCCACCACTCTTGCCTGCCCCGCTTTCAGCGATAGCTTACCTTAGAACCCACTCCCGTTATCATAATTCCCCTGACATCCAGGTGTTGAGCAGCCAATACCTATAGCTGCTCTCCCACCCCCACAATAGGGGCATTCCCAGTCCGCATCAGTCCATTCACTGTCATCATAGTCGTCATATTCATCATATTCATCTCTACTACACTCGTTACAAATTTTTGTCATAATTTCCTCCTGTGTCGCACAGTTTTCGCATTTTACTCCTACTTCAAACTCTTCAAGACTGTTTACTTTCATTTTAAACCTCCTTTTTATTGTTGTTTAAAATCCGTGAAGGTATCCTTGACCCATTTCTCGAAAGGCACACCAATCGACTGCTTGCCAGTGATCCGGCATATTCCCCGGGTGGTGCCATATATTTTCCCGTTGGAAAATTGATACATAATTTCACATGGGTGTTTCATATTCATTTCCGGGTTGAATTTTTTCTGAATCAAAGTCCCAAACTTTGGCAGCCGATGATATTACCCTTTTCATCCCTCAATACCTCCGCCGGAACCAGTAGATCACTCCGGTTGATCGCATTCTTGACCAGTTGAGAAACGATATAATATACCCCAGGTTGCTGAGGGGGTAGTCCCTCGGGTTCACCGAAAACCGTTCGGGATATAGGTATACCGTTAATTTCCCCATCACGTACCGTTTCTGCCTTGAGGCGGATTAGAATCTGCGGCGGAAATGAAGCCAAAAGATTCCCATTCGCGTCCACTACCCGCACCTCGTGCGGAGTTGCATTGATGATTGTTGATTCGTTCATGTTACCTCCTTTTTTTAGCCGGGAAGTCGAAATGTGATACTTTCCGGATTGTTTTTTATTTCCCAAAGTGCTGTGGATTTTTCAGGGAGAGAGCGCTGAGACCAACTTTCGAAAGACTCAAAGCCCCCACCCCCTTCCACGGCCCTGTCGCAGTCTGAAAAATATTGCGACAACCAGCCGGAAATAAAGCAGTTTCCGACCCTAAAACCCCTAAAAAACCAAGATTCGATCGCAATATCCGCAAAATGCGACCGCTTTTCTTGAGTTCTACAGGGTACTACGCCATGGAGGGGTGTGTCCGAACCAGCCGGTACGACCACTCCGAGTCTTTTCAACTTCAACATAAGTAACGATATATGCCTAATCATGCCTCTACTTCCCATAACTGCTCTTGATAATCTTGGCAAATCCAGTGATACCAATCGGCGCTCGCAGTCCGGCACCAGCCAATTGGCTCCCAATTGTGCCCCGCCGCTGCTCTGCCACGTGAATGTACCGCTCCGTCGTGCTGATCATCGCATGACCCAAACGATATTGGATCGTTCGGAGTGACATCCCGTTCAGATACTGGTATGTGGCATTGAAGTGGCGCAAAGAGTGAGGATGAATTGAATTGGCCTTGTTCGTCACCCGGCCAATATGTCTGGAGATCACTTCCAACCTGCGCCACACATGTTCAGACCCGAGCCTATGCTCCAGGTTGGGGAAGTCACAAACCGATGGAAATAGTGGATCGCTGAGGTTGTGCTCGAACTTGGTGCATCTATATTGCCAATAAAGCGCAAACACCTCCCCAACCATGGATTGCTGAGATAATTCACCAAAATCAAATTCCCTCACTCGCCGCGTCTTGGGAGAATAAACTCTCAGGTGGAAGAAATCCTGATGAACTGTAATGTCACTCAAGTTCAATGCCACCATTTCCGAGACACGCAAACCAGTGTCCAGCAAAAAGCAAATAATGGCAGCATTTTCCAAATTGACAAATTTGCCCTTCTCTGTTCTGGCTCGCTCGGCGCGGCGAACACAATGATTCACCGCCAACCAGATATGTTCAACCGGTGGCACATAAGGGTCAATGACCTTCCGCCGCGGTGGAGTCAAATGCGCCGCCAGATTCGATGCATTGTATTTTTCGCTGTACCATTGCCAGAATGTTCGCAAGGCTAAATTAGCCACCGCCAAATGGTTCCGATCGAGTGGGATGTTCATCAGGTAGAGATAATACTGATTCACATCATCCTGCTGAAGAGTCTCGATCGTTTTCTTGGTTTTCACAAGCAATTTTCGAATTTGATTCAAATACGTCTTGACCGTGTTCAAGCTGAGGTTGCGCTTGACCTGGAGATCAACCCCAAATTCTTTCAACAGATACTCATCCCGGGGATTGAGTTTTCCGGGCTCAGTTGAAGATCTGGTCATAATGCTTCTGAATTTCCTGGATGTTCAGGTGGGTATAAAGCATTGTTGTATCGGCCCGACTGTGGCCCGCAAGTATCTGCGCATATGCCGGATTTATTGCCGCCATCCTAGTCAAAAACTGATGTCTGAAAGTGTGCGGCGTAATCTTCGTCTCAACCTGTGCTATCTTGCGCAGGCGCTCGATTTGCCTTTCCCAAAAGCGCGTTGTGTAGGGTTTCCCTTCGTCAGGATTCTCGAAAATCCAATCGGTCTTGACGCGGCCCATAATGTCCGCCAACTCATCTGCAACTTTCACCGTAATGGGGACGATCCTATCCTTGCCGCCCTTGCCATTCCGGACGATAATAATCCGCTGATCCAAATCCAGATTGCAGCGCTTCAGATTGGCGGCCTCGCTGACCCGCAGACCAGTAACTTCGAGCAGATGGATGAAAGCCGCTTTTTGTAGCGCTTTCAAAACATCAATTTCCGACCGGGTCTTGGTAGTGAAAAAGGTACGAACATCATGGGCTTTTTCACAGAACCGGTTCCATTCGGCCTGATTGGGCATCACCGGTAAGCGCCGATGCTTGACGGGCCGAATTCCCAGACGTCTCCGCACTTCGGCAATGAACTGGGCGGTCTGCCGGTAATCCCAGCCATCACGACGCGCCACGCGCACAACTTGATTGATAAGACTTTTCACCTTCATTTCCTTCCCTTTCATTTTGGGCTTATTTTTAGGATAACTTCATTGGGTTTCAGTTGTTCATCCAATATTAACGGGATATACCAATTGCTACTCAAACATAATTGGCATAACTCGTCCAGTTGTGGAAAAATCGGCGATATGGTCAAAACAGAAATTTGTCCGTGCTCCCGCACGCCAGAAATAATTTGGCTAAGCCACTCAACCAATTCCTCATCTGGATGAACCGATACCGTGTCATTTTCATTCGTATTTGGCATTATTACCTCCAGAAAAAATGGGAGAGGAAGAACCAGTAAGACCTCTCCGTAATATACATCGGGAAGTAGCGATTACCAAAGAGCGGCTGATTCTTTTGAATTTCATTTTTTTTATTGCCCTATATTAATTCGATTATCATCAATGCGATATAAAGGCCGTAAAAGAATAGAGTTAATTTGCCATAATCCGTTTTTGTCTTTGTGGTAATCATCCAGATAAAAGAGCATATAATGGCCAATAAGCCGATCATACCCCTAATTATTATCAGCATATTTGTCTCCTTCGATAGATTTATTCCCTTTTTCTTTCACGCAGCTGCCGTCGTCGTCCTGGTAAGGGCAGCGGCCCGCAGCTTGACATATGGCAATAGCGAACAGCATGGCTGTCGCACCAACCAAGGAACCAATGAAAAATCCAAATAGCATATTCACCTCCTCGTATTGTTATTTAACTCATTATTTTTTCTTCAGTTACCATCTCT